AGGCGAAGGACAGGACATGTCGGAACACGATGAAGGTCTCTCTGTCGCGAAGCGGATTGGAATACTTATACTGCGCGGTATAGTAATGCAGGGTGCCGAAGGGTGTGAAGGAGTGATTCTTTCTGGGCCGGCATTTTCGTCACTCCTTCCGAATCCACCCGAAAACACCCGCTCAGCGCTTCGATTGGTACAAAAAGTGGTACGAGATTCCTCGGCCATTCTCAGCCCGTCCGGGCAATCCTAATTCCCCTTCTCGATAAACCTGATCCGGTACGCTTCGCGCTCTGCCGAGCTCATGAACTCCCACGCGAAATCCTCGGACTTTGGCCCACCAACGCACTGCCCGTACCGATACCAGCCGCCAACCCTCAGGCCGGAGTACATCAAATTGCGCTTGATGACTCCAACGCCGAGGGTGTCCAGCATCTCGCGGAACAGTTCGTCGGCTTCGGCGCGGCTAACTTGCTGAGATGCATAAAGCCAGTCGTGCACGACGCCAGCGGCGCGGTGATCTAGGTCATCGAACAGCGGGTCGACCAGCCAAGGAATGCTCGCCAGATCGGTGATGAACCAGCGCGGCACGGTGAACTCCCGGCCGTCGCGGGCGTGATACCGGAACGGCTCCAGTAGCACCCACTCGCCGGGCTTGTAGGCGCGCAGATCAAGCGCGCCGGAGAACCATGGCTTACTCATCGTCCGCCTCGGCACATTGGATGTTGATGCGGTTCGGCGCCATGGCCAGCGCGACGGCCTCGCGGTTTGCGCTGCGGGCTGGCTCGGGCAGCATGCAGTAGCGGGCAACGGCGTATTGGGCGGACTGGATGACGGTGCAACCTTGCAGGGCGAGCAGCAGGCAGGCAGCAATGATCAGGCGGATCATTTCCGACCCCCATGTTCAAGCGAAAAATGGTTGCCGTCGTTGAATCTTCCGCCCCATGCGCCACCGATCGACTCCCAAAACTCGCCAAGCTCCCGGTAGTCCTCGCTTGCGGTCATATACTTGCCGCCTTTGAACAGGTTGAAATCGACAGCCAGCCGCTCCTTGTGCAGCGAAACAGCTGAGCTGTAGGACTTCTTTTCGCCCACAGCGCCATGCACGCGCGGGTCACGGTAAGCGTCGCCGAACGTCAGTTCGTAGCCGTTGGCATAGGCGAATTCGATCAGCTGCCCGATCATGCGGGTGAACTGCCGCTGCTTTGATCCGAGGGTCATACTTTTCTCCAGGCAAAGAAAAACCCGCCGAAGCGGGTCTGTGTGTCGCGGATGAACTACTGCGGCACCGTCGCCGCGTAGATAAACAGATCGTCAATCTGTTGCTCGGTAAGGCCCATCTGCGGACCGAGGGTGCCAATCAGCGGCCAATCGCGTTTCACGTCACGGGCATGATTCCAGTCGATGCGCGCCGATTCGCCCTCCTCGCCTGGCATGGCAGCGATCAGCGCATCAACCTGAGCAAGAATGCCAGCGCTCAGCATGGCCTGGCGGGCCTGGCGCATGGTGACGGACTCAGGAACCAGCGCCCTGCGGTGAACTGCAATTTCCTCGGCACTCCACGGAACCACCTCGCGCACTACGACCACGACGCGACGATCAGCGTCCACTGTCAGCGTCTCGTCGCCGTATCGCTCGAACTCTCCGAGAGGGGCGGACTGGTCTTCTTCGGGCCACCAAGCGCAATCGGAGACGCCGAGTGCTGGATCGGTCCACGACAGGTCGGCGAGGTCCTCTGGAGCGAGGCCGCGCAGGAACTGCGGGAGTGTCTCACGAATAGCAGCTCCATTATGTACTTTAATCATTCTTCAACCCTCATAATGTAGTAGGGAAGGTTAGGCAGGATTATTTGATCAGTGCCGTACACGGCCATCTTATTTCCGCTTGACGGGGAGGCGGTGTATGCAATGAAGTTAGAGTCAGCACTAATCGCAGCCTTGTTTACGCTACTACCGATTTGGAGCCCAACGCTAACCAGAGAAGAGCCGTTGAAGTTAAAAGCCCTCAGTACACTACCTGCGGTGCAAATAACCATCTCTGAATTTTTGCTAACTGATACAGAGTGCGATGTACTGGCTGAAAATGAGCTGTTAGATACTTGAGTGTATGCGCCTGCGTTTCTCGATAGGCTATACAATGAGGCGTTTGAAAGAAAGAATAGATATTTACCGTCCTCACTAATATCGCAAGAATACCCGGCAGTCGGAACCGGGGACAAGGCTGGTATGGACAGAGAAGTAAAAGACTGACCATTTCGTCTAAATGCATAGAGGTACGGTGATGCTTGTGTCGCTATGCAAAGATAATTGCTGCAGGAACTGAATGACACTTCGTTAGCATTAGATGATATTCCAGATATATTCGGTATCTTTAAAAAAGAACCTACGGTGTATATTGAAACCCTAGGCGCATTGTTATGTCCTATTGCCAGAAGCTGACCGTCGGGGCTAAAGCTGCAACTACTCGCAGCGGCGGGAGGAATCTCTGCTGGATCAGGAAGTCGCGTAAATTGATCACCAATCCTTTCATATAGATAAATAAACGGACTTGTTAATCCAGCCGCGCACAAATACACGCCATCAGCGCTTAATGATACGTCTCGAATGTCCAAAGGCAAGGCAACGTCTAGGTTTGGAAGCCTCGTAAATGTTGACCCATTTATTCTATAAATTAGAGTAGAGCTGACTAAAGCACCACCTCCACTTGAAACAAAATACTTGCCATCCGCGCTAAAGCTACAAGCTACTTGGTTTGTTTCAGTGCTTATTGGTGACGGGGTGCGAGCTAGCGTAGCTGCGGCTGTGTTTGGCCCGAGAGCCGCCCTTAGCTTATCGTCTGGAGCCAACGACTGCCCTTCCAATCTAACCCACTTATCCGGGGTAAAACTTGACGCACGTATGACGCCAACTGCAACAGACGATGGAGGTACTGGTGGGGTTTCCCTTGTTCGCCCGAGGGCTAACGGATTTCCCAGCGGGTTTCCCAATTCACGAACGCCCATATCAGTAGTCCATCCACTGAGCCGCGAACACGATGCCGCTGGCAAGTGCTACTTGGCTGCCGACGAACAGTTTGTCGCCAGCCTCCAGGCGCATCGGGGTCGAGTCGCTGATGTTGGCGAATACCGTCTCAGGGATCGCAGTGGTGGCCGCCACGGTATGCGCAGACATCAACTCGGAGTCGATCAAGCGCTTTGTGGTCTGCCCGCTCTTCTGCAGGAACAACACCAGATTTGCAGCGGTGACGGTTGCGCGCGGCATGGCCGTCAGTCGAGTGACCAGTGCGCCGTCAGCGCCTGCGGTTAGCAGCTCGACGGTGTTGGTTGGGTTGTCGTCGGCGACGGTAGCGGCGCCCGTTATGACAACGGCGGAGGTTTTCGGGGTTTGGGCGAATGGGGCGGTGTAAGTTTTAGCCATGACGTAGATTCCTTTAGAAACAGAGAGCTGCAGCGTGGAACTGAGCGGTTAGATCAACGACTCCGGTTTTTCCGTTGACACTGGTCACCGGCCCGTCTGCAATGGACGCCAGCGCATCGGCCACGGCCTGCGTATTCGCCGCGACCTGTGCTGTGTTACTGGCGACCTGCAGCGTGTTGGCGGCCACCTCATCAGCGCGCGCGACGACGGTTGCCGTGTTGCTGGCTACGGCCGCAGTGTTGGCGGCAACCTGCGCGCGGTCGGCCTCTGCGGCGGCCTCGCTCGCGGCTGCTGCCTGGGCGCTGGCGTCGGCGTCGATGGCGCGCTGATTGACGAATGTGGCCGAGGCGTTGAACTCAGCAACCATGCCGACCTGTGCCGCAACGAATGCATCGGCTTTCGTCGTGAAATCAGATGGCGCATCGGCCCGCGTAGGCGCTGGCGGTAGCGGAGTGATAACGGGTACTGTCATTGGAAACTCCTAACCTCTAGGGTCATGTCGCATAGCGCGGGGTTCGAAATCACGGTTGCCAGGCGTTCGAACCGCCCGACGATGATGGTTGTGTCCATGCCGGCATCACCGACATACAGCGATGGCACGTCGCGCAAACGCTCGAGCGTCCGCATGGCCGTTCCAATCTGTTCGGTGGGAATGCGCAGATCGAAGTCGACAGTTCGCCGCGATCCACGGGGAACCAGTGTCACGTTGCCGAAATCGTCCTCGTCTGTGCGGGTGTAGCTGACAAGACCCAGGCCAGTGCCGTAGACAGCCATTCCTATCTCTAGCGCGCTGCCAAGCACGAGCGTGCCGACACGAGCCGTACCGCCAGGCGCCGAGACAATGACTTGCACGTCCGCATTGCCGTATGCCGGCAAATCGAACATGGCAACGTTGTCCCGCCGTTCGAACGGGGAGAACCAGTAGTCGTACCAGTCCGTGACGCCGGTATCGGCCATCTGGACCGTTTTGTCGTAGACGGTGCCCTCGCCCGGCGCGCTCATTACGACGCGCACGCTTGTCCCGGCCACGCCAACGAGGCCGATGGCGTTAACCACCTGCCCCGGGCGAATCACCAGGTCGATCGACTCCGGATTCGTGGTGAACTTCCCGATCAGCCACTTGGTACCGGCCCGCTTGTCAAACATCCGCCAGCGGTTGCAGGCGCCTAGGTCTATCCATTTGAAGGGCGTTGCTGTCTCAGTGCCCGGCTCTACTGTGTTGCCGTCTGCCACGCTCTCGTAGACGTGCAGGTTGTGCAGCACGGTTTGACCCGTGCTGTACGTCCCAGCCGCCCATGCGGGCGCGTCATCGAGCGCGACGTTGCTGCTGAGCAGCGTTGTTGGCGTCACGGACGCCGGCCGCACTACTCTCATGCCGCCTCCGGTTGAGGTAGACCGATCTCGTTCATTTGGCGCACGCCGTAGGCGGTGCTCTCGGTGTATTTGGCAATGGCGCCGAGAGCTGAACGCAAGCCGGCAACCTCGCCACGCAGGGCGCGCAGTTCCTCGGTCGAGCCCGCGCCACCCAGCATCGCCGCCGTCTGGCTGGCGTTGTAGATGCGCGACGGGCCAGTGACCTCCAGCTCCGGACCTTTCTCGCCGACGATCCGCAGACCGCCACCGAACAGCCCGCCCGAGGCGAACCCAGGGATGCCCAGGCTCTTGAGGTATTGCTCAGCCGATTTCTTGCCAGCCGACGACTCGCCAGCATTCGCCAGCGCGCCCTTGGCAATCGACGTTGCAATGTCCTGATAGGTGGCCGTGCCGCTTTGCAGCGCATTTGCCCAAAACGCTGCGCCCGCCTCGTCACCCTGCGTCCCGCGCCCGAGCACCGACTGATAGATGCTGTCGACGATCGAACGGTTGTTCTGCGGGGTGTTGGACTTAGCCGCGTCTTTCGGCAGTGACTGCAGCGCAGCAACCACCGAGGCGTTCATTGCGGCAATTGCTGCCGCCACGCCCATGATTGAGTTGTCGATCCCGTTGAGAGCGTCGAGTTGGGATTGCGCGAAGGCGAGTTGCTTATCGAGCGCGGACAACTGCTGTTCGTACTTCTCCAGCATCCGTTGTTCGATGCTGAGTTGCTTGCCGTTGACCTTTTCCAGCTCGGCAATCAGGTTGGCGGTGCGGCCTTGCTCACGCTCGAAATCAGCCAGGGAGCTATACAGCGCCGTGTCCATTTGCGATGCGGTATCGAGCGCGTCCTGCAGGCCGGCAAACCCAGCCAGCGACTGGCCCGAACGCGCCTGTACCAGCGCACTGTTGAGCGTCATCACTGCCTGAGCACGCAGAGAGCGCACGGTTTCATCCGACGTGCCGCGCAACTTCTTGAGCGCCGCATCGAGAGAATTGCCGATGCCTGTCAGCGCAGAGATGTTGTTCGCGGTATTGGCGACCGAAGCCTGGATGTCCCGCTGCTGAGCCGCGATGGAGCGTTGAAGTGCCGAATATGCGGCGCCAACCGAACCAATGAGTGCCGCATTTGCCGCGGCTACCTCTGCCGCCGCCTGCGCCGCTTTCTGCTCAACGATGCTGTAGTACTGCGCAGCCTGGCCGCTCAGCTGCATCAGCGTGGCGAACATTTCCTGTCCGGCTTCCGTGGTTAGGTCGATATCCTCGACCATGGCCCGGTAGGCCTCGCGGGATGCCGCCAGCTCCACGTCTGCAGACTCGAAAGCCCGCTTGATGGAATCGATGGTGTCCTCGATCTTCTCGGCTTCGCTGAAGAACGCGCCGTAGTAGGTCGCCGAGTTGGCCGCCAGCGCATCCAGCCCACCAGCCGCTGCAGACAGCGCCTCGGCCAGCTTGCCGCCCGCAACGCTCGCGTCGTACATTCCCACGTCGAGATACCGCAGCACCTCGTTCACGCCCTGCAGGTTGCCGACGAAGGCCTGCATGCCCTCAAGGTCGAGGTCGAGGCCGGTGGCGAACACCTTGTTCAGCTCGGCCGTCATGGCATCGGCAGCGGAGCCGAACCATTCAGCAATGGCCTGCTGGATTTCCTCCTCGGTTTTGCCCTTGGTGCTGATTTTGGTGCGCGCCAGTTGCAGGCCTGCGAGTGACGCCTCTTCCACGCTGTAGCTCAGCGACTCGAACAGGCCGGCGACCGTATCCTCCGTGGCGTCATATACCGACTGGAACCTGGCGGCAGTTTCATAGTCCAGCGCACTGAAACGCGTGCGCTTTTTGTTCGAACTGAACAGCCCGCCCTTTTTCTTCTGATATTCGTACTGTTGGCCGAGGAAATCGCCATCCGTTACGCTGAATGCCAAGCCGGCATCCTTGGTTTCCCACGCGCCACCGAACAGCTTGGAGCCGAACGCCGCACCCAGAGCGGCACCGATGACAGTACCGATACCAGGCAGCACCGACCCCAGGGCTGCGCCCATGGCCGTGCCGCTCAGTGCTGAGGCCGCAGCGGCGCCCGCCATGGTGCCCAGCGTACCGCCACCCCAGCCCCCAGCTCCTCCAGCTACAGCGCCCTTGATGCCGGAACGCTGAAAGCCCATATAAGCACCAGACAGACCGCCCGCAATCGAGCCGAGGCCGGTGGCGGCGCCGCCCCAGGTGGTAGCCGCAGCATTCTGCGCGCCGACCCAGTTGCTGAACTGGCTGCCCGTGTAATCGGCGATCGCACTGCCGCCTGAGCTGGCTGCGCCGCCGCCGAAAAAGCCGCCGAGCGCGTTGCTGCCATAGTTCCAGCCGCTGGAAATGGCGCCACTGAAGCCGCCATTGCCCCAGCCCTGCGCGACCGCCTGGCCGAACCCCGAGTTGGCGATGCTGTATCCGTTCTTGAGCAGGCCGAATACATCCATTCCGCCCGAGCCTGCCGAACCGCCGAGCATGCTCACGGCCTGCCCAGCGCCACCGCCAATCCCCAGCGCCGCGCCAATCTGCATCACAATCGGCCGGGTGATGGCCAGGTGAGCCAGTTCGGCCAACATTTGCTTGAACGCATTGGTCAGCGAGTCGCGGAACGAACTGAACCCGTCACCGATGTTGCGCCAGGCATCAGCGAATGCCCCGTCAACCCGGTCTAGCGCGCCTTCGGTCCACTTGGCCCAGTCGGAGGTGGCGCGGGTGTTGTCGTCGTATTCCTTTTCGAGTTGCTGCAGCCGCAGCTGGTATTCCTCAAAGGAGAGCCGGTTTTTGTCCAGCGCCTCCTTCAGCAGCTTTTTCTCATCGGCCAGCCGCCTGGTTGCGACGCGTGCCGGCTCTAGGCGATCACGCACGGCGTCAAGCTGGTCATCCAGCGCCTTCAGCTTGGCCTTCGCCTCATCAACAGCCTTGTTGTGCTTGTCCCAGATAGGCTTGTTCAGGTCCGTGTACAGGCCCTGGACGACTTTCTGGTATTGCTCGGTGGTGTAGGTGCCGTCGCGCAGCGCTTTGTCGGCAAGCTCGATGCCTTTTTCGTATTCGGCCTGGGCCTTGGCCGCTGGGTCGTATTTGGCGGCGAGGTCTCGGAGTACCTTGGCTTGCTCCTTCAGGCCTTGGCTGTAATGAAGTCCGGCTTTTTGCGCCTCGATCTTGGCGTCTTTCTCTGCGGCATACTTGAGTAGCGATGCCTGTTGCGCCTCCGTCAGCTTGCCGAGTTCGCCTTTTTCAATCGCATAGCGAACCTTCGCGACCTCAGAGCTCACGCCTTGCAGCGCCGCAGACTCTTTCAGCTTCGCTAGGTACTTGTCGTATTGCTCATTGATCTCCGGGGCGTTGGCGCTGATCGCCCGGCCTTCCTCTTTTATCTGCGCAATTCGCCGATCTTGAATTTCTGCGATTTCAGCGTTCAGCCGCTTCAGGCTGTTTTCAAAAGTAGCGCGCTCCTTGTCTGACAGCAGGGTTCGGCGCTGCGCCTGCTCATAGCGAAGCTGGATCTGGGCTCGCTCAGCTACCAGTTCATTCAGCCGCTCGAAGTCCGTGAGGTCGCCAGCGGTTAAGCGAATACCCTTGGCTAGGGTGTCTAGGAATTTTGCGAGAAACTGTGACCCGCCAATAGCACTATCAAGCGATGAAATCGCACGGCCAAGGTCGTTGGTCAGCGCCGCAGACGCCTGGCTTACGGTGCGCGGAAGTTTGGCGAACTCGGCGTCAACGTCATAGGCCCGGCGCTGAATTGCGCCAAGCACCTTGTCCGCTGTCAGCTCGCCATCCAACATCATCTGCCGCAGCTCACCGAACGGCACGCCCAGGCCTCGGGCGATTTCGCGGGCAAGCTCCGGCATCCCCTCGATGACCGAGTTAAACTCTTCGGCGCGCAGCACGCCGCCCGCTAGGCCTTGGCCAAGCTGACGCAACGCATTGGAGACTTCTTGTGCGGAGCTTCCGCCAATTGTGCCGATTTTTTGCAGGGTATCGGTCAGGCGGACAACTTGAGCATCAGTCGCGCCCATTTCCTGCAGCGTGCCGGTCAGTGACTCCCACAGCTTTACCGTCTCGCCAAGGCTGGTTCCGCTATTACGCGCAACCTCGGCGAGGCGAGAATAGGTCACAGCGGCTTCTGCGGCCCCGCCAGAAAGGCGCTTTATGCGCGCCTCGATAAGAGTGAACTCCTCACCGAGCCTTCGAGCGCGGCGCATTGCCTCAATAGTTGCGAGCCCAGCCAGGGCGGGGGCCAGAGTCCTGATTGCCGCGGCAGCCTTGCCAGCGCCAGTTTCAAGCCGACCGAACGCCCCGTCAACTTTGGCCAGTTGCCTGTCTATGCCTTTGGTTGCGTTGCCGACAGCCGCGTCCGCGCGCTTCATCTCTGCTCTCAGTTGAGCAGTTGTGGCCTCGATTCGAACGAGCATGCCCTGTACGTCTTGAGCGGCCATCTTCTTCACCTTTTCGCGGACAATAAAAAACCCGCCGAAGCGGGTTTGTGGTGTTCTTGCAGAAGTTAAGTCTGCTTTTTCGCCGAAGCTGACCAGACCAGCGCGCCTACCCAGCCGAGTAGCGTCCAGCCGAGAAACAGGTTCAGCAGCATGATTGACGCGGCGTTTTGATGGTCGCGCTTGTACGCAACCAGCCCCGGCAAAAAGTAAACAGCGACCATTGCCGCCAGCATGAGCAATTCCATAGACCGCGCCTCCCTAGTAGAAAGGGCCAATGTAGCAGACGGCCAGCATTACTTCCCAGCACCGCGCAGCAGCGCCTTCATCTGCTCGGGCTTGCGTGCATTGCCGTCGTCTTCTTTCTTGCCGCTGCCGAACGGATTGGTGGCTTGCAGAAATTCAATCTTCGACTCATACGCGAGCAGGATTTCAGGAATCGGCGTCGACCACGCCACAGCCGGAGGCCAGCCAAGCCAGCCGGTCGCCAGCCCGTAGAGATGGTCGACGTAGCTGCCGTCCTTTACTGCGCTGCTTTTGCCCGAGTCTTTTTTACGTTTCCCGACTCTTCCTCTGGCTTGGCGTCGGACGGGTTGAGCAGCGCCACGACATAGGGCACGACCTGCGCGGTCACGTCAGCCACGCCAGTGGCGAAGACGGCTTCTGGCACTTCCTTTGACTCTTTCGGGGAGAGGTTCGCGCCGGCAACGATGATATGGCTCACCACGTCTACGCTAAGCGCTCCGAGGCCATCCAGCGCTGGACGCAGACCGCCGAAACGCTGCTCGATCTTGCGCACAGCGGCCAGGGTCGGCTCCAGCTCGAACTCGAATTCGCCAACGGTCACGGTGGTTTTGCCGTACAGGGTCTTGCTTGTCATGGGTTGCTCCAGAATTCAAGGGGGAGGCGCGGCCCGGTTGAGCCGCGCTAATCGGCTTACGGGGCCGGGATTTCCAGCACTTCGGTGCCGATGGCGATGGAGATGTTCGCCTTGACGATCTCGTCGGCCGAGCCGGCAGAGATACGGCGGGACATGACCTTGCCGGAGAAGTAGAAAACGTCGCCGTCCTCGAACTCGATCTTGAAGTTGTAGTCGGTCGAGCCTTCGTCCTTCAGGGCGGTGTTCAGGGCGGTCTGGCCGGCATCACCGGAGTCGAAACCTACGGTCAGCTGGATATCGCCAGCGTCATAGGTGCCTTTGAACTTGCGGACGCGCCGGTTCGCCAGGGCGGTAAAGGTGGAAGCGGAAACTTCGTCGCCGAACTCGCCAATCGACTCGACCTCACCAACCGCGACGTAGGTGTCAGCGGCGTAGGTAGTGGCGTCATTGGCCGGGGCTTTGGTGCCGATGCTAAAGACGGCGCCGGCTGCGGTATTTACAGGCATGGGTAGTCCTCCAAAGGACATTGGATGTAGCCGCAGTGCGGCAGGGTTTGGGGTTGGGTTACTGCTGGGTGATGACTCGAACGGTCACGGAGCCCTGATAGGTCTCGCCGTCCGCGTCTCGGTTGGTGCTCATGCGCTCGACACGGACACCGAAGGCGCGGCCGTCAGCTAGCACTAGCGGGCGCTGGTTGAGCGCGGCATACACCTCGCTCATGATCTGCTTCACTTCGCGCTGGCCTTTGTAATCGCTCCATGCGGTCAAATACAGCAGCCGACTGGCGCGGTCGCGGCCACTGACGGGGCTGGTGTTGATGGCCATCTCGCTGTCGATCGTTAAATATGGCAGTTCCGAATCCATCGGCACGGCGTCATATACCGGCACGCTGAGTTCGTCGCTCAGGCGTGCGTATAGCGCGGTCTGGAGCGGTATCGCTGGGTCAGCCATCTGCACTCCTCGCCGCCTTGTCCAGAGTCGAAGCAATCGCCTCGCTCAACAGTTTGCGGATCGCGTCTTTGTTTAGGTCGTAGGATGGCCGGATGAACGGGTGCGCCGGCCTGGCGGGAATGTCGGGCGCATAGCCGAAGAAATTGGAGCCGTCAGACTTGTTGACGGGGTCTTTTCCCTTTTTCCCCTGACGCCCTTTGGTGCCGTACTCGATGAAACGAAGGTAGAAAAATTGTTTGGCCATCTTCTTGCCTCTTACGCCAATCTGCGCATCGAGGCCTGACTTGCTGACGAAGGAACTCAACGCCCACCAGCCGGCGCCGGTGTCGCGCGGGATGAGCTGCTGCTGTGTCTCTAGTACCAGATCCGCCGCTTTCTGCATCGCTGGCCGCAGGTCCGATTCCATCTGGTTGCCGATGCGCCGGAGGACGCCGCGGAGCTTGAAGTCACCGCGAATAGAGCTACGTCTAGCCATGCGCCCTCCTACGGATTCGCCACGGACGAGCACAACAGTTGCATCATGTCGCGCTCGTTGCTGGGCAGGACCGCTTCTATCCGGTATGTGATAGCGCCATCGACCAGCCGGCGGCCCGCCACGAAGTCGGCAGACGGACGCACTCGGATCTCCGCAGACACCACGGCAGTTAACTGCTGCGCCACATTCGAGACGCGACCCGTTGGTGTGGTGATTTCGCACCATACCGGGCGAACCTCTGCCCAGCCATCCACGTAACCGCCCATGCCGTCTGGCGTGCGCTGCTCGGATTGCAGGCTGCAGCGGTGCCTTAGCTTGCCGGCTCTCATACGCCTAGCCCTACGCGGTACGGGTTGAGCAGACGCAGAACGGTCGGATTGTCTACCCGACTCACGCCGACGAAGGCACCCTCTCGGTTCTCGTACAGGTCGCCAATAGTGAGCAGGATCGCGGCTTTCACAGAGGCCGGAACAGGCTCCTCAGTGCCGGCGTCGTCATGCCAGGGAATGGCGCGATTCATGTACTGACTGGCGTAGTCCTGAGCCGCGTCATTCAGCAGCGCCAGGTGAGCGTCCTCGGCGTTTCCGTCCAGGCGCAGGTGGCTCTTGATCTCGTCCAGTGTCAGAACGGCCATGTGTCACCTCTACCGCTAGCCCTCGAACGATGAGTTCGCGGGCGTGATGATCTGTCGTCTCGAATGCCTGCCCTTCGATCACAATGGCGTGATTGAGCAGGATCGGACGGAGTGCTTTTAGTTGCATCGCTATCCCTCAAACCGACCGCCCGAAGGCGGCCGGCTTATCAGCCCTTACGGCGCCGGAACGGTGAAGGTGCCGTAGATGAACGCCTCGGGGCGCTTGACGGCCAGAGCCAGGCGCTCTTCGCAACGAATCGAGATCATGTTCTTCTCGAAGTCGTCGGCGTTCTCGGTGGAGATCACCACGTTGGCGTCTTCGCGGTCGAAGATTTGCGCGGCAGTCTGGAATGCGCCGGTCAGGAACTTGCCCTGGAAGGCGGCAATCTCGGTGGAGACGACAGGCAGACCCCAGAGGGTCGGGCCTGCAACGCTCAGCGGGTTGCCGATGATGTAGCGGCCCAAGGTGTCCTTGGTCAGCTCAATCTTCGCCCAATCGCTGAAGTGCAGAACATGACCGGATGCCGGCAGGCGCGCCAGTTGCGCTTGCAGCATGGCCAGGCGCAGCTCGTCGATCTGGGTCATGGCTTCCGGTGCGAACGCAGCGGAGAACGCCGTAGCCTGCGGCACGATGCCGTGCAGATGCACGCCAGTGCCATCACCGAACAGCATTTCCTGCTCTTCGACGTACTTGAGGCCATAGCGCATTTCAGCGTCCACGGTCGATTGCAGCTGCGCGAAGTCGTCCAGGATCTGCTTGGACGCCTTGAACATGTGCGCGATGGTGGTAACCGGCGTGATCTTGGTGTTGAACGCGATGTCACTGTAGGGCTTACCGCCGACCGGGTTTTCGCCAACGGCTGCCGCGTTGTTGGTAAAGCCGGTCTGCTGAACCCAGAAGATCGCTGGGGACGTGGTGCGGCCCGAGGCGATCAGGTCGCGCAGGAAAAGGCGCTGCTTTGGCATCACGTCGATGCCGGGCAGGCGCTGCGGCTCCACGACGCCATCAGCTACGTCAGTGCTCAGCAGCGCGGCATTGACCGGCACGCTGATACGGCGGTTGCCCTGTACGCTCTTGGCGAACTCGGCCAGGGCTTCGCTCTTGACCACTTCGGCGCCGACACTGGTGCGCTTGTTCGCGGCGGCCCGGGTCGGGATGCGGGCGAACTCTTGTTCCAGTTCACCGAGCTGCGCCTTCAGTTGCTTTTCGGCCTCGCTCAGGCTGTTGAACTTGAGTGCCATCTCGTCGACGGCGGCCTTGGTTTCAGCCGACAGGCTGCCGGCGCGCTTGGCTTCACCAAGGGCGGCTTCGGCCTTGGTGCTGAAATCGCTGGAGGCTTTTTCCAGCTCTGCGCTCATTTTGGCGAGCAGTTGGGCTTGTTCGGACATGGGTAAATCTCCGTTATCGGGTAGCAGCTGCCGAGAAACGCGCCAGTGCGCGCTCTAGATCGGCGATGGGTTCGGCCAGATCGGCCAGGGTTTCGGCAGCGTCGTGCGTACCGGGCCCGGCAGCGCATGGCGTACCGGACTTGATTTCTTGAATGAGGGCGCGGCGCTCACTGCGCGGCATGCCCTGCTTGGCTAGGATGGTGTCGAGCTTGCGGGCAGCGATCAGGCCACTCTGCGCTCGGGCGCCTTCCTTCACTGAATCGGAGTCGAGAAGCGAATCGGCAAAGCCCTGCTCAACGGCTGCGCTTCCACCAATCCAGGTTTCGGCGTCCATCAGCTGTTGCATGGCCTCGATATCAGCGCCCGTGCGGGCTGCGTAAATGTCAGCCATGGAGGCGTCGAAGGGCTCCATCATCTCGGCCACCTCGCGGAACTGGTGGCGGTTGCCGGCTGCGACCGTCCAGGCGTTGTGGATCATCAAGAAGCCTGAGCGGGCAATCTGCAATTCGTCAGCAGCCATCGCAATGACCGACGCGGCAGACGCAGCCAAGCCCAGCACCTTGACCGTCACGCGGCCCTTGTACTCACGCAGGATGTTGTAAATCGCCAGCCCCTCGAACATGTCGCCGCCAGGGGAGTTGATACTGACCGTCACGTCAGCACCTCCGATTGACCGCAGAGCCGCAGAGATGCGCTTGGCGGTCACACCCTCACCCGTCCAGGGGTCGGAGCCGATGGCGTCAAGAATCGAGATGGTGTTCTTCTCGTCATCTGCCGCCTGAATACTTGGATTCCAACGCTCCATCGCTTGCGGCAGCAGGTCGAAGGAAACGCCCGCGCAGGGGCGCCCCGCCAGCGCTGCTGGAAGGCTCTTTTTCTTCATGGTTACTTCTCCAGCGGGGCTTGGCTTTGGCCTAGCAGCTCAATCGGCAAGAGGTTGGATTGCACGGTGTGTACGTTGCCACCCGGAATCGGCGGCATGTTTTCCAGCCGGCGCACCTCGTCTCGGTTCATCCAGCCGTTTTGCAGGGCGGTAGAGTAGAAGGTAGTGCGGGCGTTGATGTCCGCCCTTAACATGCCTTCGACCGAGAATTCCCCATAGATGGAATCCGACTCAGGGAAGCCGATCAGGCAGCGCGCCACTTCGTCTTCGATGTTCTTCAGGATGGGGCGCAGCACATTGGTCAGAAACTGGAGATTCATTCCCTCCACGCTGCTGGCCCAGCTGCTTTGCTTGTCCATATGCCCGACCATGTGCGGCGGAATGCGGAACCATCGGCAGATCTCTTCGACCTGGAAAGCCCGCGTCTGGAGCATCTGGGCAGCTTCCGGGTTGAGCGTGATGCCTTGGTACTTCAGGCCAGCTTCCAGCACCATGAGCTTCCCGGCGTTGGTAGAGCCAGCGAAGGCGTTCAGGCTCTGGCGCAACTGCTCGCGCTGGTCAGGCTTTAGCGCCCCGCCTTCGTGCGTCAGCACGCCGGACGCCTGCATGCCGTTGGCGAAGACCTTGGCAGCCGCCTCGTCTGTCGACATAGCGGAGCCGATCACGTTGCGCCCCATGTAGACCGGGAGCATTCCGCACACACCGTCCAAGCCCAAAGCCCGGATGTGCATCAAATCCTTTTCGCTGAACTTGCGCTCGGCGCCGTCTTCGACGTAGGTGTATTCAAGCCGCCCATTCTCCAGGCGCTTGACCTTCATCAGCTGCGGCAGGAGCGGAATCAACGCGACGATCCGCGTACCGACATACCGCTTCTCGACGTAGGCATTACCCCACAGCGCGAGGCTCGCGACGATCATCGACATGAAGCGGCTCGGCGTCATCTCGGCGTTCGGGCTCTGGCACAGCACGCGGTATAGCGGGTGATTCGAGGCCGATACGCGGGAGCCGTCCGACTGGCGCCGGTACAGCTTGAACGGCAGCGTGGAGATGGTTTCGCTCAGCAGGCGCACGCATGACCAGACCGTCGAGAGCTGCATGGCGGCGTCCACTGTCACGACCTTGCCGCTATTGGATGTGCCGAACAGATCCTGCCAGAACGTGCCGTTGGCAAGCCCTACAGGCACGCCTAGCCAGTTCAGCAGCGCACTCTTAACGCGCCCCGGCTTTTTAGATTCGGCCATTAGATTCCTACCATGATTGGGTTTGCGAGGAAGCCGGACAGGTCGCCAACTTCATCATTTGGAGCGCCGGCAACGCCGATAGCCATTGCCAGGGCAACCATGACGTCAATCCGTCCGGTGGCCTTGTGTTTGTCCAGCTTGCGGTTGCCCGCGGCGTCCTTTGTGATTACCGCGTTGGCCGCGCACATGGTCAGAACCGGGTGCATCCCGTGACGAATGCGGCCGTTCAGCAGCTCAGCCTCCAGCGCATCGAGCGCGGGAGACATATCCTTGAAGCCCTGGCCGTGTTCGGTCAGCGGGAATTCCAGACCCAGCGCCTCGGCTTCCTTGCGGAATAGGTCGATACGCCAGCGGTCAAAGGCAATCGCCGCAACGTCGAGCCCTCCAAGGATCTCTGCCATCTCCGCGCAGACGAACCCGTAGTCGACCGTTGCGCCCGGCGTGGTGCGCAGGTAGCCCTCACGGACCCAAACGTCATACGGCACCCGGTCACGCCTTGCGCGGTCGTGAAGGCCTTGCTCTGGCGTCCAGGCGAACGGGTAGACGTGGGTGGTGCCTTCGGCGTCCCGACCCAGCAGCACGAAGGCCGTCAAGTCGGTACGGGCTGACAGGTCCAGGCCGCCGTAAACCTCGATACCCTCCAGCGGAGCAGGCTCGCCACCGCAGGACTTCCACACCTCCAGCGACACGAATGGGCTAACCGTCGATACCCGCTGGTTGAGGCAGAGGTTGCGGAACGTGTTTTCCGAACTCGGCATTCGGGCGGCGCGCTCGGCCTGCTTCTCCATGTCGGGGAGCGAGCGGAACAAGCCCATCGCTGGGTTCGCCGCTTTCCACGCCTTTCTGTCTTGCAGGTCGGCATCCGCAGGCGCGGCATACAGGTGGCAAACGATGTGCGGGTCTTTCGACTTCTGCGCGTCGTCCAGCCACACGGAGAACAGATCCGCGTCGGTTGCCGCCTGGGTACTGATTGCGATCAGCAGCGGCGCATCGTGCGCGCCCTGGGCTGTTGTGATCGCGTCGATAAAGTCATCTTGCGGCCCGCGCACCTGGCCTACCTCATCGAGGATGGCGAGGATCGGCGAGAGCCCATGGGTTGTCTTGCCCTCTGCTGCGAGTGCCTTGTACTCGACGTTGCGCGGCAGGCCAATCAGGCGCTTCCCGCTCGGCACGATGTGGACAATCTCTGCCAGCTTGGGGTTGAGCTGGATCATCTTCACCGCGAGGTTGAAAACGATACCGGCCTGCTCCCGGCTCATGGCGCCCGAGACGATCTGGCTGTTCTGTACAGCCTCAGGGCCGACCAGGTGAGCGAGCAGGATGCCCGCGATCAGGCCAGTCTTGCCGTTCTTGCGCGCAATCGACAGGTAAGCCGTGCTCGTGCCGGCCGGGTTGTCGTAGATATCCAGGAGGAACTTGCGCTGGAAAGCTGCCAGCTTGATTGGCTGACCGATCAGCTTCCCTTCTGGAACTCGGCAGTAGCCCTCGATGAACGCTATCACGCGCTCACCACGGGTCATCTTGCGGGCCATCAGTGCAACGGCTGAGCGATTAGGTCGTCAGCCTCCTGAACAGCGGCAGCGGCCTTGCGCTGGGTGCTGGACTTCTTCTGCTGGTCGCGGCTATCACCCTGGACAGCGTGCGCGTGGACTTGCAGCGACCGGCACAGTGCAATGCTGCGACGGCTTAGCGTCTCCAGCAGCGAGTGCTTCGGGTTCATCACGACAGTGCCGCGATCATTGGTGAGCGTGTCGCCCTCGACGTCAATCTCAGCCTGGATGCGCTCGATATCAGCCATGCAGCGTGCTAGATTCCCCGCATGAGCCAAATCGATATCCGTCCAGTCCTCGCGCGCACGCGCGCGCACAACGCCAGCCCAAAACGGCAGGTCGCGTTCGCGCAGGTTCAGGTGAGCAGGTGGGGCGATTACATCCACAGCCGCGCGCATCGCCTCAACGGCAGCCGCGGCGCTGTCGGAGCGTTTGCGTTTCATAGCGTCGGCCTATTGTGTTCTGGCGGAAAATTCCGGGTTAGCGATGAAAAAGAGGGGCGGGACCGGTGTTGCTACCGGGAGGCCTGGACTTTCGACCCCCCCCCTCCCCTTCGCTCATTGAGCGAGCCTATCGGTTCCAGTGGTACGTCTATGCAGGATTGCGCCGAACAGGCCCTGTCTTCCCTCTAGGCGTGGTGAGCGCCTTCTCAAGCGGCCACTTCTTAAGCCTCGCCTTGAGAGAAACGCGACTGATGCCCAGCCTCTCAGCCCACTCGCTGACATGCAGGCGCTCGCCATTGAACTCGATCATCAAGCCTTGCTCTTGGCGGGTGCGCTTCATCTTGGCTCTGCCGCGCTCCTGATTGCACACCGGACAGCTAGCCACCAGATTCTCAATGGCATTGTTCTGCGTATCGCAGTCGAGGTGGTCTACATGCATCGTGGCCCACGTTACCTCTGTGCCGCAGTGGTAGCAGCGGAACGGGCCTTTGCCGTGCGCTTCGTAGTACGCAATGCGGTGCGCATAGACCCGGCATGTGCTTGTGGCTAACGGATGATCAGGCGCGTAGGTAAGCAGGTAATTGCCACCATTGTGGGTCAAATCACCCTGCTTGCGGGTGGTGAGTCGTTCCGTGCTTCCATGCCTACGCATACGCATGTAGTGCTTCTCGCACATATTCGCGCCCACACGGTTCGCCTTGTTCACACAACCATCGACTGAGCACTGCATAGACTTACCTCATAATCTTCATGTCATGACAGTATAGTCTATATGTTTATCTATTCCAGTGATGGTCTAACGATATTGGCCAGCCATCTGAACCACAGCCAACCTCTTGGATTCCACGCTTCTCGGCACGCTGCTTTGATGCGTCATGATGCGTAGAACACAGGCTTTGCAGATTGCTGCGATCATAAAACAGAGATTCATCGCCTTTGTGCGGCTCAATGTGATCGACCACGGTGGCGGCTGTGATGTAACCCATGCGTTGGCACATACGACACAGCGGCTCATCCCGTAGCTGGGCAGTGCGCAGCCGATGCCATCGCTTCGTGCTGTACAGGTGACGCCATGGGCGGCTATCCATCTCTGCGCCTCCAGTACTTCCACGCCTCCATCCCCACCATCAGGCATACGCATGCTGTGAGGTAGAGGATGATCAGGATGGCGAAGGGGCGTTTCATATCGTCTCGATGCTCACGCTCTCGCCGAACCCGACGTAGTCTTCCCATCCGTCGATAAGGCCGTCGTATTCTTCACTCATTGCCAGTCACCTTCGGCTGCGACACCACACGGGCGATAGCCATAGCCACGCCGAGGACCATGTTCACGCTGGCCCATGCGACTGGGTTGATGTGGCCTTCGAACGCTACCCATGCACCGGCTGCTGCGTTGAGCACTGCGGTGAGGATGGCGAGCTGCACACTGGTGAGACGCCAGCACTTGCGCCATTCGGGGATCAGGTTCATGACGTGACCGCTCGCAACAGGTGAGGCCCGACGATCTGCACCACGGAAATGATCGCGCCGGCAGCGCCGAGGCCGTACATCACCTTCTTGCCCATCTCCCGAACGTTCACGTCCAAGGACTTGAGCAGTTCGGATTGGGTCTGTGCGATCAGCTCCAGGCGCCCTACCCGCATTGGCAGGTCTTCGTGGTGCCGGTCGAATCGATCAAGCCTGTGCTTGACCAGGTGCATGTCCTGCTCGAGAGCACCGACCCGCTCGGGCACAGTGCGTCCGCCGTCGTGGTCGGTCATAGTGGAGTCTCGTTGGCGTTTGGTCCGGCCTCACATGCGCGTGCGATCCGCCTATGAGCAAGGAGGCAGGCATGGGGCCGGAAATTGGTGGAACTTGAATAGAGCCCGATTCCCCGCACGTCTACGGGGCGATACCTGTTGTCAGGTCGCGCAGTGTGCTGCGTGTTGGTGCTAGACCGATTCGCAAGCAGGCCGGGGATTAGGGTTGCACTGCATTGCACGTTAGGCCGCGTAAGCTGCCGTGGCGCTGCACCTTAGTGCGCGATGCGGTGCGAATTGGTGCGCCGGGTGGACGAGCCCTTGTCTAGCCGTTTGCGCATAAAAAAAGCCCCGGCATCTCTGCAGGGGCTTCTTGTGGGCGATGAATCTCAATATGGGGAAATCATGCCGATTCTCTTATCAAAAATCAAGCAGCAATTGCGTCTTTTTTGATGACCTTGGCGACTGGTGCCAAAGCGGCACAATCAAGCGCATCAATCTGCTGCAGATATGCCTCCCATGCAGCAGCCCAGTCACGCTCCCAGTTCGCCTGATGGAGCTTGTAGCCGCCCCACTCTTCGACGAATGTAATCACCCGGCTAGGCGTCCATTCGGCACGCTCAACGACCATATCGCGGAACGAGTACATGGCAGCGAGGGCGATCCAGTAGGCGACCTCCTTACGGCGAGCCTGCATCTTCGGCAGTTCAGTCATGGCCAGCACGAGAGCGTGGGCACGGTTCTGGTCCAGCCCTTTAGCCATTGGCGAGTACAGGAAGTGGCCCAGACTCTGTAGTGGCGGCGCGAGCGTGCCGATGGCGTGCATTACCTTGGCAGCGGCCAGCATGTGGGCGCAGCGACCCAGGTTGCGTGCAGCCTTACCGGTGCGCGTCTCGTATGCCTCAATGACTTGAGAGTCAGTCGGGAACGATGCGGCGGGCTCGGCGCTCTCCCCGTCATACGCAGCAGGAAACTTGCACTCGACGACCTTCTTCTTCGCGGTCTTGCGTGCCAGCTTGGCTGCTTCGTCTTTGGCCTCCTGAGCGTCCTCGATAGCCATTGCCATGAACGATGCGCCCGGGGTGTGGTAGGCGTCGCCCCATGCTTGACGTGCGCTGATGTATTTCATGCTGCTGCTCCCCGTGCTGCTGCCGCATCGCGGCGAAAGAAGGTACCGCCGACGCAATGGATTAGCGTCTGCTTGCCGTTGGCGTAGGTGATGTCGTGCGTCCAGGTCCAGCCGCTCGGGCTGTCGGTGTTGTAGCCCATGTCCATCAGGGAGCTGGTACCGACCGATCGGGCGCCGTCGATGATCTCCGCGCCGTGGGAATGGCCTTTCACGACCTTGGCGCCGATGGTGGCGAAACTCTTGGTAGATCCGCGGACCCCGTTAGGCCCTTTGTGGCCGTGCCACCCGTGTTCTATGCCGTGGCGCATGAATGACTCGCCAGGCTTCAGCCACAACAGGCGGTCGCCGTGCTTCATCAGCTTGTCCATCCAGTATTGGAACGGGTCGCAGTAGCTGCCCTCATGGATTGCGCGGAGCATGGCGGCCTTCGTCTCGTGGAATACCAGCGTGTTTTCCATGTCCAGGGCGTGCTCTGCCTTTTCGAGCCACTGAGTGAAGTGGTCGTGGTGGTTCGAGTTGACCATCACCGTCTTGTCAGCGAAGCCGGACAGCAGATCGACGTGGCGAGCGGTCACCTTCAGCTCGTGCAGCACGCCGCTGGTACCGCTGACGTGGCGGCGGAACTTCTCGAAGAACTTGGCGTGGTGGCTGGCCGACCCGAAGTTCAGCACGTCATGCAGCACCAAGGCCTTCGGGCGGATCAGCTCGGCAAGCTCCTTGGTGGCCTGCGTAACGACCGGAGAGGCCATCTCCGCATGGATGTCGCCCATGGTCAGCACATCAGCGCGTGGCGCCGGCTCAGCGCCTTTCACGGTGTACTTGGTAGCCAGGTCGATAAAGCTGCCGTCCTTCATCGGGCAGATGTGCCGGATGTGCGTGCGCGGGCCATCCACTTCGACCACTACGGCGCCGAGCGTGTGATGGAACTTGCCCGAGGCGCCTGCGTTGGTGTCGCTGTAGTTCTCGACGGTGCAGGCTCCGGTGCTCATCACCAGCTTGGCCGGGACGCCAGGGTTGGTGGCCACGGTCTTCAGTGCGATTTTTGGGTGGCCGATGATTGCCGAGGCGGTACCGGTCACCGTCTGCCACTTCTGCAGCGGGTTCACTGCAGTCGGCTGGGTCTTGATGTCGGCCAGCACGATCAGGTCGCGGGCGATCTTGGTCCGCTCGCTGACCAGATACGGCGCCAACCGGGAATCCCACCATTCGTCATCGCGCTTGGCGTCACGGTTGGTCGGGTTCTGGTACCGGAGAGGGATGACCATCAGGCGAGCGCCGATCTTGGAGCAGTACAGCTGCAGGCTCTTCATGAATCCGGCGTGCGCCTTTGTTGCGTTTACGGCACAGGTGATGACGAATGTCTCACCAGCGGCACTTACCGTCTCTGCCGGGGCTGCGCTTGAAGGAAGCAGGCCAAGCCCTATCAGGCGTGTGCGGTGCCGCTCCACGTTGCGGATGTCCAGCCCAAGCAGTGCCGCAGCCTTGGCGTTACTGCGTCCCGTCATCGCTTCGACTAGCGCCTCGTCGTCATGCTTGCGTGCGGCCATTAAGCGGCTCTCCCCTGCTGCATCAGAATTCGGATTGTCTCGATTGCGCGCCCGCTCTTGATCATGGCGGGGTCGCAGCGGTAGACGCGCCACCCAAGGCGGGCAGCGGCGTCGTATTTCTTGAGGTCGGCAGCGAAGCCGGCGCCGCGGGTGTGTCTACCCCCAGCCCAACCGCCGCCCTCGCATTCGATCAGCAATCCGTGCTCTATCAGCGCGAAGTCCGCTCGCCAGTCCTGAAGGCCAGCCTTGGCCAGACGATCACGCAGGCCCTTACCAGGCCCTCCACAAGCCTCAGCAGCGAAGCGGTACTCTCGGATGGCTTCGATGCCTTCTGCGCGCAGGTGAAGGGCTAGCGCGTCCTCAGCATGGCTCGCGGTGGATTTTCCCGATCCAGCACTTTTCGCCGGCTTGACCGTGGTTTGGGCTGAGGCTTTACGGATCGGGAAAGTCATTTACCGGCCCTCGCCTTCAGCGCCGCCACAACCGCAGGACGCGCACTCTCCGGAACAGCCGCCAGCAGTACGTTGCCCTGCCTCTGCTTCTCCGGCCCCTTGAGGTCGCGCACCTTCCACCGGATCAGGCAGGCCGTTTTGTCCGCTTCGATCAGCTGCCGCTCCGTCATCGTCAAGCAGGCCAGATTTAGCGAGCCATTCCGCACCGAACCCGTCATAGGCCGCCCCATCGTTTCCGTTCTGTCCAATCACATCGATGCGCGAGATCTTCATGCGATCTCCGCCTTCTCTTCGGGAGTGCGGCAGTCGATGGTGTTCTGCTGGCCGAACTCTGCCGGCAGGCGGTCTTCGGCCAACTTCGCGTAGCCCTGGATGTCGTGCCAGTTGTCGGCGTAGTTCGGGTCGCCAGAAAGGATGCGGCCCACCTTGTCAGCGATGACCTCGAGCGACTGCTTTTGCACGTCGTTGAGGCGTTCCCAGCCAGCCTCGGCGCACATGGTGCGTTTCAGGTTCTGGCAGATCCGGGCGTGGTCGGTGAAGTCGCCGTAACGGCTGCCGCGCTCGGCCAGGGTTTGTGCGAGTTTGTTGGCGTCACTCATTGCGGCTTCCTGTCTTGTCTGTTGTTTGCGATCAGGGGGAGCTGGCCGGGCTTTAGCGGCCATGGGTGTTCCTTGCGGCAGTCGTGGCAGTACAGGGTCTGCCGTAGGCTGTAGCCGGTGGTCTTGTGGGTGGCGTCTACGGGGCAGGTCTTCATGCGGCGCCCCTTTTCGCATCGATAAGCCCCATGCGGGCGAGTTGTGCGATGGTGTCGAGCACCGCCTTACGCAGAATCTCCCGGCGCTCGTCGCGGGTGTACTTCTTGCCGTTGTCCAGCTCGTGGTGGCAGCTCTGGCAGATGGCTGCTGTGAGGCAGTCGTCTGTCTTCTGGCTCATCCCCTTTCCTTCGTTGATGTGTGCGGCCTGGACGCCATAGTCGCCGCAGAGCACGCAGTTTTCGATCTTGTGTACCGCTGAGAGCCACTTGCTTGAGCGGAATGGCTGGGAGCGCTGGCGAAGCATCAGGCGGCCTCCCCAAAGTCGCGCTGCATGCGCATGTATTCGCTGTCCTCGGGATGCGAGAGGTAGATTCCGTGCTCCATGGCCCACTTGTCGACGCAGGTCATGAAGGCGTGCATCTCACCCTTGTCGAGCTCGCTGGTGTGCTTGAGCTCGTAGCGGTCGGTGATCTCGCCGGTCTTCAGGTTGATGTCCTGGACCAGCTGCTCGCCGAGGAAGGTCTGCTTCAGGTTTCGCTTCACGTTGTCCCGGTCCATGGGGGCGCCGGTCGCAAAGGTCGTCTTGCCCATGCTCACGAAGAACCTGGCGATCTCCTCGCACCACTTGTGGAACAGAGCGTTCTGCGGAAGCGATCGACTGGCGCCGGCAATGGTCACCGTGCAAGGGAAGCCCTTTGCACGGATGGCGGCGTTGACTTGGGAAAGCTCGCCGATGTGCGAGACGCGGATCTTCTCAGCCATGGCGACGCTCCCGCAGGCTTTGGCAGTCAATGCAGCACACCGCCGACGGGTAGGCCTTGCGGCGCGCTGCCGGGATCGGCTCGTCACAGTCCTCGCATTCCTCAGCGCCCTGCCCCATCAGCCGCTCGCGCACGCTCTGCACGCCCCCAATACGATCTGCCTCCTCTAGGCCAGAGGCGCGATCTGTTACATCGGGGGCTGTGCGGGCCTGCTCGTAGGCGGCGGCCATTTCGTGAAGAGTGCTCATGCTGCTTTCTCCATCTGGGCAGACGCGACCAGGGCGATACGCTCGCCAATCCAGCGCATCACAGGCACAGCCATAGAATTGCCCAGCGCCTTGTAGCGCGGGCCGTCTGCGGCTTCTTTGTTTCGGTATGGGACGAGGGTGTAACCGTCAGGGAATCCCTGAAGGCGCTCGCATTCGGTCGGGGTCAGGCGACGGACCGCCGAACCAGCCTGTACAGCAACTTGGCCGCCGGCGTTTGCGTGGCTGCCGCCATGCCCCATTGCGCGCAACGTAGGCGCAACATCTCCAGCATCAGCACCGTGATCCTTGCAGCTGAAGGCCAGCAGCGCGTTTTCCATGCCGTTGTTGCGGCCCAAGGTGTGCGCCTGATCGCGACGAACGTCTGGGTCTTGCGTGCCGTGAACAACAAAGGTTTCAGTCTCAAAATCAAGCCTGCCGCTGCCGCTGCTGCATGCATTGCGCGCGGTTGCTACGTCGATTGACCCGGACTGGTTGTTTCCGCCGAATGCAACTGGCTGGACATATCCGCTACAGGCTTCGTCTGTTCCAGGGAAGCCGCCTGCGCCAGTGCGACTTGCAAGGGTTCCGGCAGTATCTTGCCCCGGACCGCGGCGCGGCGGAGTATCCCGGCGCACGCTTTCCCGCTCAAAAAGTACCGATGCGGGATCGAACCCTTCTCGAGCACTTGCCACAACGAACACACGGCGGCGGCGTTGGGCCAGGCCGAAATATTGGGCGTCAAGAACCCTCCACGCGATTGCTCTTTTGGGTCCATACACACAACCAGCGTCCGTCCACCGCTTCCCTGAAGGCTGCAGTTCGCAGTCCTCCCCAGCCAGCGCGCCAAGAAAGCAGCCGAAGGCGTTGCCTCGGTCGGAAAGTACGCCTGGGACGTTTTCCCAGACGGTGATGGATGGCTGCTTTCCTCGGGCAACCCGAACATGGTCAATTGCATCTGCGAGCCTCACGAATTCGATAGTCAACTTACCGCGTGCGTCCTGTAGGCCCGCGCGCATCCCTGCAACACTGAACGCCTGGCAAGGCGTGCCGCCGACGAGTACGTCCGGGGCATCTACCGCGCCGGTCAGTACCTCGGTGGCGATCTGGGTCATGTCGCCCAGGTTCGGCACTTCTGGATAGTGGTGAGCCAGTACCGCAGCCGGGAAGGCTTCGATCTCAGCGAGCCACGCAGCGCGGTAGCCAAGCGGATGCCAAGCAACGGACGCAGCCTCGATTCCACTGCACACTGATCCGAAGTTCATCGCTTCGCCCCATAGGCCCGCTTTTGCGAGCCATCCATCTGCACAAGTCGGTAGTCGTTGCCGCGCTTCATGCGGACGACGGTGTTTTGTTCCTGATCCACTGCGAAGCCATCGGCCTTGAGCTGGTCGACGATTACTCGCTGGGGAAGGGTCATTGAGCGGGAGCGGTTCATGCTTTGGCCTCCCTGGACAGCGCGCAGAATCGAATGCTGTTGTAGCAACGCCCATCTGCGTCACACATCATCAAGACCGGCTGCGGAACAGCTGCCTCGCAAAATCGGACGTAATCCTGATCCAGCGTGACGTTCATCCCGCTGTCGAAGACGTGGACGCGTATTACGCCAGCGACAAGCGGGTCACCGAGCAGCGTGTCGATCAGGTCAAGCGCCGCCCAGGCCTTTAGAAACTGGTCGTCGGTCATATCGGATATAGCGCCGTCGTAGGCATCGCTTTTGAAATGCACCTCCGCGCCTATGGCATCCACGTATCGCTGACCCAATGTCATGCGCTTGGCCAGATGGGCGCCCATGCTGATTACGTTGCTCATGCCGAGGCTCCCTTCACAATGCTGCGCAGGCGATCAAGCGCGCTGCGGCCGACTTCCTCTGTCCGAACGCTGACTGTCTCCGGCAGGGCCAGCGGTATTTCCCGCAGCGGCTCGCCGGTCATGACCATGCGGACAGTGATCGCGTAGTTGCGGTCGAACAGCTTGCGGCTGCGCTCTTCCGGCATGTTGGTCAGCTCGTAGAAGCCGGTTTCGCATGCGGCGTGATGCACTGCCGGATGTGACCAGTTGCGCTCGGCGGCGGGGTGGGCATTCGCGCAGGCCTCGCGATATGCCTTGGCAGCATCCGGCAGGCCAAGCATTTCCGGGGTCGGCTCACACCAGCGGATGAAGCGGCCAACGCTCGGGGCAAAGTCGCCTCCCGACTTACGGCACTGCTCGATACCAAAGCGAATCTGCTCGATGGTGTCGATGCCTGCTGCCATGAAGCCCTTGATCCATGACTTCTTCGCAGCGGTCAGCGCCTCGTCGTTCGGCCATGCCTGCTTCCAGGCGGGAAAGATGGATTGCAGTTCTACGAAGAGCTTGTTGACGACGCTGGCCGTGCCTTGGTCGATAGCGCGTGGCGCCGTGGCCGGCTCAGCAAGGGCGACGTGATTACCGCTGGTGGCGGACGGGATGAGGTCCTTGACGTTGCGCATCACAGGTCCCCCAGGTCGTTTGCCCAGCTGGTGTCACCGCTGTGGAAATCGGGACCATTCACCACGCGCAGGCGAGGCGCCGCGCTGAAAGCCTTCACTTCGTCGTTCCAGCGCTTGCCGTTGAGCCAGGTGGCCGCGTGCGGGATGAACTGCCCGTCGTCCTTCAGCCAGCCCTGGCAGGTGCAGTGCTTGGCCAGAGACTCCATGATCTGAGCCAGTAGCTCGGCGTTCGGGTTGACCTTGGCGAAGGCCTTGCGGGCGTTGTCCTTGGCGGTCTTGCGCGGGTACAGCTTCCAGAAGGTTTCGAAGGCGGCTTCGGTGTCAGCTTTTTGAGGCCCTGATTCGGCCTGCTGCTCTTCCTCCGCGACCTCATCGGTCTCGGCAGGCAGAGTGCTCGGCGCTTCGCGGCGGTGCGGGTTCTGGTGCTTGGCCCACTTCACGATCTGGATGATCTTCTTGCCGGCGCGCTCATAGCGGCTGATGTGGCGGAGATCG